AATAACACCCTGAGCGTTAGATTTAACGTCAGGGACTTTAAGCATGCTGTCACCCGTGTCATCACCAGCCCTACGCCCAGCATTCTTGACCGCTAAACGGCGCTTAGTGATGTCGGCAACTGATTCTTTAGCAATAGGGGTACCTTCAACCCTGCCCTTAGGCCCACTCTTAGGTGCTGAAGAAGCAGTTTCTTTAGCAGCCATCTTGTCTAGACGTGCAGCACCAGCAGCAGTTTTAGCAGTCCTGTCACCAGCCTTAATGGTTGCGCGTTCCCCAGCAGTAGGGCCAGACTTCGGGGTAGCCTTCGGCTTAATAGCAGCCTTAGGTGTAGGAGCCTTCACGGCTTTAGCCGCGACAGGTCGCGTTAACTTCGCTGCATTAGCAGCATTCTTCTTAGCCAAAGCCTCAAGGGTTTTTCTTGCTGCCACGCCAATCAACGCACCAATCGGCTGTCCAGTCTGCTGCATCTTCACACCCGTTATGGGCTTACCGTCAGCGCCAATGTATTTTCCGCTAGTTTTTATAATCTCGCTAGGATCACTACCAGCAAGCAACTGCAACGCTTTAACCACCGCAGGGTTACTAAGAACAGAAGAAGCAAGACCAGAAATACCCGACTTGGAACCGCCACCGGGCGTGAACGAGTTAGCGTTCCCGCTAGTGGGTTTACGAAGATACTTCGGGATGCTCTTAGGTTTCCTACTGATGGGTGGTCTCATGAACTACTTCTTTTCCTTTTTGTAACTAACGATTTTTTTTCCGACCCTTGGCATAAGAAACGCTGGAACCTTTTTCTTTGCGACAACCGGGCCAACTTTCTTGGCTGTGCCCGGTGCTGCCATCTTGGGTTGCTTGGGCACCATCGGGCCAACTTTCTTGGCTGTGCCCGGTGCTGCCATCTTGGGTTGCTTGGGCACCATCGGGCCAACTTTTCTGGCTATTTTCTTTCCAGTTTTGTCAACGACGGGAGGTTTCATGTTAAAAGGTTTTCTTGTTAGCGCCATATGTTTTACCGGGCTTACCTTGAACAACCATGCCGCCGCCAACTACGCCGCCACCATTTTTCTTACCAACAATCGCGGTAGCGACTGGTGCTTTAGCGTGTGAACCTTGTTTACCTGATGCCATTGTGTTGCCTTTCGATAGTGTGTTTATGCCGGTACTTGTCTAACGACACGACTGGCTAGGTTTGCTTCCCCTGACCCGGACAAACCAGCAAGAAGTTGCTGCATGGCCGGTGGGCCTTGCGGTAACGCCTCATTTTGGACAGGTTCATTGGTGGGTGCCGGGGCGCCGGGGGCACTGGCAGGGCCAGCACCAACGTCAGGGACGTTCGGGTCAATAGAAGTATTAGGAGGAGCCTGCTCCGGGGTAGGTGGAGGTTTCGGTGGAGCGAACGCTCGCGCAACCGCCTCCTCCAACGGTGTCCCTTTCTTACGTTCAGAAATGACACGAGCCATCTTCTCAATGATCGCTGTGGGATCCTGCCCCTGTGCAGTCATCTGCGGGATAGCAGCAGCGAGGGATGCGACACCGGCCTTCAACGAGTCACGCATCTCCTCCATGTCAATGGCTGACTCTTCCTCAGAAGCATTCAACGAAATAGGAAGGTTACGGCGCACAAAACCACGCGATAAAAGTTTGTCTCCACGTGCCTGCAACGCAAACACCAGTGCCCTGTTGGGGTCAAGACCAGCCATAAGACCATACTCAACAGTGACACCATAGTTACCGTTAATGTCTTTAGAAGGCGTGTACTCGAACTTAAACGGTACACCACCAGAACCACCAGAAACAACATGTTTCACGTTAGCGAAATACACGTCATCAACCGTGTACGCGATAGAGATCGCGTCAGCGATAGCCTCACCAATAATACCTTGAGCAGTTTTAACTTGAGAATCAAACGCAGACTCAAGAGCCTTAACTCCCTGCCCGGTAACAATGGAACCCTCCGCTTGACCTGCACGGGACTGCGGGAAACGTGTACCTAAACGAAGTTCGTCACCAAGGTTATTGTTTTGCGCGAAAGCATACTGCGGAACATCCAACGGTACACGCCGAATCTTCTCCGGCGAATTAGAACGAATAATAGCGTCAGGGCCAATGTTGAGGCGGGTAACATCCTGCGGCAAAGCAAGAGGAGCCTCAACGCTTTTCTGTACCGCCTCCATCGTAAGGACAGCAAGACGCGCTTTAGCGGCAAATACGGAAAGAACATCGTCATAGTTGCCGCGCGACTCCCCATCAAGGGAAGGTTTACGGGCAATAGCGACAGGTACACGACCAATCAGGTTCTTTGCTTGCGCCAACACCATGCCATCACGCGACGGCAGAAACAACACGGTTGTGTTCTTGTCATACCAGCGCACAACCTCAATGTTTGAGGACTCATCCGTTGCACCAAACATGCCCTTTTTCAGGATCTTGTCAGCCAACTCAGGGAACAACGCTGCAAGATCGCCTGCTTTACGTTGAAACAATGTGGCGTACACGAGAACGTTACCGAAACGGTCAACATCAAAATATGACCCGTTGGATGGTTCCACGTGAATGTGTGGCCGTGACTCGTTCATGTTCGGTTCCACACGAAACGTCAAGAAACCGTAAGAACCAAACTGGTCAGCGCCACTAATAAGACTCGTACCCATTTTAGATGCGGCCATGTAGTAACTGGCAATCTTTGTGCGCCTATCAGCCTTCGAACGAGACGAATCGTTCACAGCCGAATCGCCTGCAGCCGTCACCGTAGGAAGAACACCCACCTGCTCGGAATAGTCCTTCGCCGCAACATCAATAAGGTTAGCGATGATGGGGCGTGACCACGCACCTTCAGGGAACAAACCGGGAAACACTTGATTGGCGTGACCGCCACGAACCAAAGCAACCTCACGCATACGCTTATCGCGCTCACTATTGCGCAAACGCAGCGCACTAAACTTTTGAGCGTAGTTAGTCACCCGGCCACCTCCTTAAAGTGAAACGAAATGTTGCGCAGCGGCAAGTTCATCCAAATTGATTGTGTAACGAGAATCCCGGTCATGTTGACCAGTGAACTCAGAATTCATGAAAGAAGAAAAATTAGTGGAGTTTGATAAAACTTCACGGGCAACAATCTCGCAAAACCACAAAGCCATAACAGCATCCATTTTAAGTTTGCTACCACGAACACCCGGCTGCCACGTAATCAACTGCTCAACGAGTTTCTTCATCGACTCGCTGCCCTGCAAACACGGCAACTCAATCAGGTTCCCGCCACCAAACTTAAACGTTTCCTGACCATCACGCTTCGACTTCACCCCAAACAACGGGGCCAACGAAGCCACACCAAACTCAGGATCCTGCTTATTATTACCCGTAAAATGAGGACGGTAAGCGATACCCTTACTAGCAAGATGATTACGAATCTCCTCATCCTGAGTCAAAAACAATTGAAAAGCGTTACTTTCCACAATGACCGTGTGAGGCTTATACGCATCACTCCACTCCTTGATCAGTGAACGGATAGCAGCCGGAGTAGGGGCCGTCATAATATTCACGTCAAGAACAAAACGTTTATGTGTACGACGATCAACAGCGTAAGCAATCGTTGCCGTATCACCCGCCATCGCAGGGTCGATACCGATCACCCGATAAAAATTATCTGAATCCATCGGATGACCGGCAGCGCCAGACACCAGTGCGCCCGGTTTTCTCATTCCATTAATTGCGCCTCTGACGCACACCGGGTCGAAAATGGCGTTCTCTGCCACATCAAGGTTCTGATAAACAAGACCCCACTTACCCGGGCCAACCTCATTACGGACAGAATTCAAGCGAGGGCCAGTCCAACGATCAAACAAGCCATCAACGTCGGGAGTATCAGCCTCCGTAAGAGGCTGCTCACACCTAGGCCACAACGTTTTCCAGTCAGCAACATTGTCGCTGTACTTCAACACCGCAGGCATAGCAAGATACGTCCACGGAACCACAGCATCCGTGTAATGCTCCGTGTTACGCAACTCACGATACAAATCAACAGGAGCCACACGAGTCCCCACAATAAGAAGTTGACCACCCCCCGGAGGCAAACGAGAAGCCACCTCTTGACGAATCCAATCCTGCTGCTTAACCCACTCCGTAGCATTCGACAACGTCACAACGTCATCCAAAATAATCAGGTCAGCGCGAGAACCATAAATCTGGCCCCCCATCCCAACCGCCTCAATCGTAGGATCCTTCGACGTAGAATCACGAGTGTCACCACCCAAATACACTTTATTCGAAGCCCACTGATCCGCAGTAGCCTTATAGCCATCAGCAGGCCCAAACGCCATTTGAAGATCGGCGTAACGGTGATGAGTCAACCGTTGCTTAATCGCATACAGGAACTTTTTCGCCTGCTCCTGAGTCTTACTAATAATCATGATATTAATATTCGGGTTCTTCGCAATACGGTACGTCGCATAATTAATAGTGACGGTCATCGACTTAGCATGGTTCGGAGGAACATTCACAAGCAAACGAGAAAGACCAGCGGAGCCGGGCTCATACACCATTCCCTCTTCAATCCATGTGGGTGACCGACCCTCAAGGAGGTCAACCACATTCTGCATGTGAGGCCACACTTGCGTATGCAAATACTTCAAAGAAAAATCACTAAAACCAATATTGGAAGAACGGGCGGTTGAGGCAAGATCACCTTGCCGAAGACGCACGGAGTCAATGAAAGTAGCAAACTCAGAATCCTCACGCCGCTGCGTGTCATACCATGACCGCGAGCGGCCAATAACTTTCAAAGCATCAGTAATAGTTCGGCCCTGCCGAACCAAATCGGATAATTCTTTACGAGCCTCCGGAGCCGAAACACGGCGACGAGGCGAGTTCGGTAACGTCACAAAAAAAACCACCAAACAATAGAGGGTCACAAGGAGACAACAGAGGTACCAGAACCAGTCAACAGACCACTCCCTTAGACGTACACGTACACCCCGTCACAGCCCTTCAGCGCCGCTAAGGCGCAATCAGGGCTTTTCTGAAAGCCTGTACTTATAGAGGGCACTTGATTTAAGAGGCCGATCAAGGGCTTAATGTCGCAGTTGTGTCGCAACATTGTCACAACATTGCCATATGTGTCCTAGTATGTACGTATATGTCCGTTACCAAAGGGTCAAAAAACAGGTGAATATTTTACAGCAGACACATATACGCCTAGGGGGGGGTGTGGTTAAACACCCCCCGGTGGCCCCTCTTTTCCCCCTGCTTGTACGACTGCTTCACTAGTTGCACAAGGGTAAAAGGGGGATGACCCCTCCCCCCACGACTCCCACGAGGCACCCGGCGACCCCCAAAAGCGGAGCACTGTTGTCTCATGGTCGTTGCATCTCTGTGTATGGGGGGTGCATGAGGGATCTGGTAGAGTTGGGTTATCGGTTGAATCTTTCAGCCGTGTTGATGTGGAGGTTGTTATGAATGCAAGAGTGGCAGTGGCTCAGGAGCGTTTGGATGAGGCTAAGTGGAACTATGATTTACATGTGGGTACTGGTGGCGTGACTAATGGTCGGCGTTATCAGGATCTGATTCGCAGCATTGAATTGGCAGAACTACAACTCCGCGCGGTGCTTGGCAATGTGGCTCTGAAGGCGAACGTCTAATAATTGCAGGATGCATGAGGGATTTGGTAAGGTTGTTACATCCCCACGAGGTGGTCTCGTGGGGCTTTCGTCTATCTGGAGGTTGATCATGGATTACGCAATTGAGATTCACGCACCGAATGACCCGTCAGGGAATCCTAGGTGGGGATGGTTGTTTCTTTCAGCGATTGGGGCTGAATGGATTGAGGGTGGTCATGGGGGTTTGTCGAATGTTCCGATTGATTTGCGTCCGATGGCTCGTGGTTCGGTTCTTATTCGCGTGGCGTATTCGGAGTACAAGAGGTTCGCTTCTCATCCTGCCGTGACATAGCAGGATGCATGAGGGAAAT